GGCCGAAGCCGCCGAGACGGACGATAAAAAGCTCGATGCCCTCCTCAAGGAACTGAGCGCGGCCGGCACGGACCTCGAACTGGCCGGCATCGAACAAGCGATCGCGGATGCGGAGAAATTGGGCACAACGACCGAACTATCCGAACACTTCCAGGTGATCGTGGAGTGCAAAAACGAAGCCGAACAAAAGAAGGTTTTCAACCGATTCGAGAAGGAAGGGCTCAAATGCCAGTTGCTCACGTTCTGAGGCGCTCGACCATTCAGAAAAGTTTCCGCGTGCGCCAGGTCCTGGGCATGTTCGACGTGCCGGACAAAAAAGAGATCGTCCACGAATGGCGCGTGAACGTCCCGGTCGAGGAACGCCCCTGGAAGATCGGCCTCATCGTCGGCCCCAGCGGCGCCGGCAAAACCACCCTGGCCACCGAACTGTTCCCCAAGGCGTACCTGCACGAGGCTTTCGACTGGCCGGCCAAGGCGAGCCTGCTCGATGCCTTCCCCGAGCACCTCTCGATCAAGGACATCACCGCGGCGCTCAACGCGGTGGGCTTCAGCAGCCCGCCGCACTGGCTCAAGACCTGGCATCACCTGAGCAACGGCCAGAAATTCCGGGCCGAGCTCGCGCGCTGCCTGCTGATGGACGTGGACACCGTGGTGTTCGACGAATTCACCAGCGTCGTGGACCGGGACGTGGCGAAGATTTGCAGTGCCGCCGTGGCGAAAACCATCCGCAAGAGGGCAAGACCGCAGCTCGTGGCCGTGAGCTGCCATTTCGACATCATCGATTGGTTACAACCCGATTGGATGTACGACGTGGCGGCCGACCGTTTCGAGTGGCGGCGGCTTCGGCGACGCCCGCCTGTGCGCCTGGAAATCCATCAGACAACACGTCGCGCGTGGACACTGTTTAGGGGCCACCACTATTTAAGCGCGGACCTGCACCAAAGCGCGCGGTGTTACGTGGCCTGGTGGGGCGAGCGCCCCGTGGCCTTCACCGCGGTGCTGCACCAGCCGAACCAAAAGAGCCGGAACCGCAAACGGGAACATCGCACCGTGGTGCTGCCGGATTACCAGGGCGTCGGCATTGGCAACGCGGTGAGTGCGGCCATCGCGCAGTGGCACCTGGACCAGGGATGGAAATACAGTTCCGTAACGAGCCATCCGGCGATGATCCGGCATCGCCTGAAGTCGGCGCAATGGAAGTTGAGCCGGCTCTCTCGGGCCGCACCGCATCGAGGCTTGAAGGGCCAGGAACGCTGCGCCTCCACGGGCCGATTGACGGCCAGCTTTGAATTCGTGGGCCATCGCGAAAAGCGCGTCGCCTAACTCCTTACCTGCCATCGAGGCAGCCAGAATCGCCTGTTTTATTGGGAAAACCCTTGGCAATGGCAGGTGGTCTCCTACGCTTTTGCAACATGAAAACGAACGCGACACTGACCGAAGCCCGCCGATTGGCCGCTCTGATTAACTCGCCCGATTTCACCGGCGACCGCTGGTCGCTCTCGATGCAATTGTCCATCCTGCAAAAGCGCCTGGGGGCGGCAGGAATTGAAGCTGCGGCGGACGCCGCCGGCTCCGAGGACGAATGCGAGTGATGAGTTTCCGCTGACAGACCGGCACGTCTGTCCGAGGCCCGCGCGAAACAAAATGGCCTGCCCCGCCCCGCGCGACTCGTAAAAGAAACGCGAGGCAGACGGCGTGAACCGTCGGGCAGGCCGCCGAAAGAAAGCAAAGACTCGTATGGCACACAACCTCGAAATCCGCAAAGGCCGCGCTTCCATCGCCTACGCTGGCGAAACTCCCTGGCACAAGCTCGGCACCAAACTCAACGAAGCCTTCACCGCGGCCGTCGCCCTCGACCAGGCCGGGTTGAACTTCACCGTCGAAAAAACGCCCATCGCCTGCGCCGATTCGCGCGCGATCATCCCGGGCCAGTTCGCCGTGCGCCGCACCGATACGTCCGACGTCCTCGGCGTGGTGGGCAACTACTATCAGCCCCTCCAGAACAGCGACGCCTTTTCCTTCTTTGATTCGGTGTTCGGCAAGGACAAGGCGCGCTTCGAGTGCGCGGGCGTGCTGGGCAAGGGCGAGAACGTGTGGATGCTCGCGAAGCTGCCCGGGGAATTCCGGATCCATGGCGAGGACGTGATCGGGAAGTATCTCCTGCTCACCAATAATCATTCCGGCAAGGAAACGGTGCGCGCGCGCTTCACCCCGATCCGGGTCGTGTGCCAGAACACGCTCAACGCGGCCATGGCGCAAAAGGGCAACCAGATCAACGTCTATCACATGGGCGACCCCAGGGCGAAGCTGGCCCTGGCGGGCAAACTCCTCAAGGACGCGGGCGTGTATTTCGACGAGGCGCAGGACACGTTCCGGCGCATGGCCGAGGTGAAGCTGACCGACGATCAACGCTACGGGTATTTCACCCAAACCATCACGAACGACACCGTGCCGTATGTCGAGTTGTCCAAGCCGACCCGCGAGACGGTGGACAAGGTGCAGGACCTCGCGCAGAGCGGCGCCGGCGCCGGGTTGCCCAAGGTGCGCGGGACGTTGTGGGGCGCGTATAACGCCGTCACCGAATGGGTCGATCACGTGCAAACGGACAAGGTGGACAGCGGCCTGGCCTACATGGCAGCCGGGCGCGGCGCGCGCATCAAAGCCCGCGCGTTTGAGACCGCGGAGGAAATCATGGCCGGGCTGCTCAATCGCCCGTTCGTGCCCACCGCGCAGACCACGGACACGGATTTTGCCCGGCTGCTCGACAAACCCCTGTAACACCTGACCGGAAACCGGGCGCGCTCCACGCGAGCGCGCCCGATTCCTAAAAAACCGACTTATGAATCTCACCCCTCATCTGAATCGGGCCCGCGTGAAACGCACCGCGCTCGAACTGGCCGCGGCGACCCGCGGCCAGAAGTTCTCCCGCGTCGGCGCCAGCTTCCTTCAACGCATCGAAGCCCGAACCCGCGCGGCGATCGCCGAGGAAGTCCGCCTGCACCCATCGAAAGGAAAAACCCTCCTATGAACCCACTCGAATTCAAACCCGCGCGCGCCAGTGATTTCATTGGGCCGGCGCAGGACATGGCCAAGGTGCTGGATCGCATCGCCGCGCGTTCCGTCGGCACGGGCGCGCCCGTGAAGATTCTCCTTCAGGGCGATCCCGGCATCGGCAAAAGCGCGCTCGTCGATTACCTGCTGCCCCAACTGGGGGCGGACCAGTGGTCGATCACCAAGCTGAACGGCACGCAACTGACCATCGACCGGCTGGAGGCCTGGGCGCAAACCCTGTGCTACCGGGAATTGTCCGGAGGTTACAAGGTGCTGCGCATCGAGGAGCTGGACAAGGCGAGCCACGCCGCCCAGGTGCGGATGCTCACCGTGCTGGACGATCTGCCGGCGCACTGCGCGATTATTGGCACCAGTAACAAACAGGTGAAGGACATGGAGCCGCGCTTTCAAAGCCGGTTCCAGACGTTCGCGCTCAAGGGCCCGGAGCAGGGCGAGCTGGCGGCGTTCCTGGCGCGCTGGCCCTTGCGCAAGGACGCCATTGCGCGCATCGCCACCTTTGCCTGCGGCAACGTGCGCCTGGCGCTGTTCGATGCGCAGAGCGAACTGGATGCAACCCTCACCGTGGAGGCCGCATGAGCACCGAATCCATCCCGCTCGAGACTCTCGAACGGTGGATCAACTACCGGATTGAGGACGCAGCCGACATCGTTGGCCATCCGGAGCACTGCTATTCGAGCCAGGACGATTGGAGCGATGAGCAGTGGATGGGCTACGCCGAAGGCACCCGGCGCACGCTCTCAGCCATCGCCGAGAATGCCGGGATCAGTGACGGGCGCCTGCGCTTCCACAGGTTAAACGGGGCGATGGGCGAGCGGTGGCGACGTCTTTACCCGCACCTCAATTCCCTCAAGAGCCGCGCGCTCAATACAGTGCTCAATGCGATCCGCGACAAGCGGATCGCCATGCGGGACCATTACGAGTTGCTCAGCTACCAGGAGGAGCTAGCGCCCTGGCAGGCGAAGGTCCGGAAACTCGAACGGGCCGACAAGCCCGGCACCGATTCCTACTGGCGCGAACTGGAAATCGTCCGCACGGAACTGGACGCCTTGCACAGCCTCAATTCGCAATGCCTGTCGGACAAGGAATGGTTCGCCGAGTATTTCCGCCGTAAACAAATCCGCGACGCCAGCGCGCGCGCCATCGAAGTTCTCGAAATGGAACCGTTATGAGCCGCGCACTCCACCTCACCCTGCATCGTCGGTGGTTCGATGCCATCGCGCGCGGGCACAAGACGGAGGAGTACCGGGCCAGGTCGGCCCATTGGAATCGCCGGTTCGGTTCGCTCCTGCCCGGGCTGCCCTTGCCCTGGCAGGTGATCCATTTCCGCAACGGGTACGATTCCCGCCGGCCGTGGATGCGCGTCGAGCTGCTCGGCATTGCCCTGGGCAAGAGCGACGAGGGCAAACCGTGCTGGGTGCTTAAGCTGGGCGCCATCCTCGAATTGAAAAACTGGCCGCACGACTGATTCCTGACCCCCTGACTTCTTCCACCGCGGCGTGCCCGACACGTCGCAACTCATCGCGCGGCACGCTGCGCGGCTCAAGAAACTCCTGGCCCGCCATAAGGCCGGAAAGAAACTCTCGCCCGAGGAGTTGAAGCTGCTCGGCGCGGGCGCGGATTCCACGGACGCGGCAGACCGCGTCCCTACCTCGTACGACTCGATGGCGTCCGCCGCGGCGGCGCTGGACATCCCCAAGGGCACCCTGCAATGGGCGAAGGACCAGGGCGCGCCCGGGTTCAAAGGCTCGCGCGTCTATCCGCTGTTGCTCCTGCCGTGGCTCGCGAACGCGAACAAGGAGAAGGGCGAGCGGAGGCTCGACAAGCGCAGCCTCGAATGTGAATTGCTCCAGGAAAAGCTGGAGGCCCTTCGGGAACAGCGCGCGCGCGCGCGCGGGCTGTTCATCGAATGGGCCGCGGTCGAGCAATGGCAGCTCGGCCTGGCGCAACGGCTCAAGCTGGAACTCTCCGCCAAGCTCAAGAACGAGCTGCCCCCCAAACTCGAAGGCCTCCGCGCGCCCGAGATCGCCGCGAAGATGGACGGGCTCATCGGCGAGCTGGTGGACATCATCCGCCAGCCGGTCACGGCCGCGAAGGAGCAGGCTACTTCATCGCCTCAATGAATCGTTTCGCACGACGTTCGATGAGGGCGCCGTTCATTTGCGGGGAGAGCGCGAGCCAGGGATTTTCCGCCGAGGCGTCGCGTTTGATTTCGGTATGACCGTATTCAAGAGGCGCGATCGGCGGCGCCCAATCACCAGGGGCGCGCCACTCCCAGGAGAACCCTTGCAGGCTCGAATCCAACCGCGCCTCGTGATGACGCGCCTGCACGGCCAGCCAATCGAGCAGCTCCGCCGGCGGTTTCTCGGCGCCGCGCTGGCGTTCGATTTGCCGCATCATTTTGCGGCTGGTGGGCAGGGCGTGAGGATTGGACACCGGACGGCCTGAGCCAAGATCAAGGTACAGGCGCCGCAGACTTTCCATCGTGAACTCTTCGCACTCAGCGGCGGCGGATGACCACTGGGCCGGCACTAGCCCCCACAAAGGATCCCAGCCGTGAATCCGATGCCGGTTTCGCCGCGGGTCGCAGTGGTAACGCACCACGTTCAGAATCTCCTGGCTCTGTTCGGGGCTCACGAGGCCCGTCGGCTGCATTTCCAGCCGCAAGTCCCAGGAGCTGGGTTTCCAGATGGAAATCCGATGGTGCTCGACTATCTCACCTGGATCGACGTAGCCCCAGTGCCACAGCGGCGCCGGCATCACCACATGGAAGGGGAACGGATAACGGCGGTGGGCGATCACTTCGCGAAAGGTTCGCTCGAATGAGTGCCGCAGCCAGTTCTGAAATTCCAGATCGTCCATGCACGGGTTAGGATTACTGACTGCGGGCTCAGCCGCAATGTCAGGCCCGCACCCTCAACTGAACGCCGCCTGGGCACGCGCCTGCACCCCCGCCGACAAGCGCGAGATTTGGGAGTGGCTCCATGACGAGGGGGAATTCCCCTCCGGCACCTACGCCGTGCCGGGGCGCCTGGACATTTCCACCTGTCCCATGCTCAAGGAGCCGTTCCGCGCGCTGCGCTCGCCCATTGTCCGCAACGTGGTGGTGATGGCCGGCGTGCAATGCCTCAAGACCCTGCTCGGCGAAGGGTGGCTGCTCTGGAGCATCGTCAATGACCCCGGGCCCACCCAATGGCTCCAGCCCGATGACGAGGAGGCGCGCGAACATGCCCAGGAACGGTTTCTGCCGTTGGTCGAAAAGTTCCCGGCGGTCCACCGGTTCTTCACCGGCAGCCGTTTCGATAAGCAGAATAACTTCCTCAAGTTCGCCCACATGTTCCTGCGGATGGAAGGGGCCAATAACCGGGGCAATCTCCAGCGCAAGAGCATCAAGAACCAGATGCGCAGCGAAGTGTGGCAGGCGGGCAAGTGGCCGCCCGGCCGGCTCAAGGAAGCGGATTCACGCGGGCTCCAGTTCGTCCACAACTCAAAGTCGTATACCGAAAGCCAGCCCGGCTGGCATCTGGACTATGGCGTGGATGACATGCACGCCGCCTTTCACGCCGGCGACCGGAACGAGCTGAATTTTCGGTGCGAGTCCTGCGCCCGGCTCCAGCCATTCACCTGGGACCACCGACGCCAGGACGGCACCCGCGCGGCGCTTCGTTGGGACGATAATGAGCGCACGCGCCGTGAGAATGGCGAATGGCGCTGGGCCGAGCTGCTCCAGACTGTCCGTTACGAGTGCATCCACTGCGGCCATCGGCATCATGACGATCCCTTAACACGCCGGCGGATGACCGCCAGCCTCGAATTCGTGCCGCAGAATCCGCAAGCCGACCCGGCCACGCGCACCTTCACCTGGAACCAGCTCGCCATGCCCACGCTCTCGTGGTTCGAAACGAAGATCGGCGGGGTGAAGAATTTCCTCATCGCGCACGCCCAGGCCCGGCGCGGGCATGACGCCGCCCTGCGGGATTTCTGGATGAAAGTCTGCGCCGAACCGTACCACCCGGCGAAGCACGGCGCCGCCGGCGACCTGGAGACGATTGAACTCTCTCTCGACGCTCGGCCCTCGACCCTCGACCCGATTGAGGCCAACGGCATTTTGTTCAAGCATCGCCTCGGCGCGTGCGATGTGCAGCAGGATCACTTTTGGTTCCTCGCGGAAATCTGGAGCGACCAGGGCGACTCGCTCACGTTGCACGCCGAGAAATTGTTTGATTGGGAGACGGTGATCCTGCGCCAGCAGCAGTTCGGGATTCTCGACCAGGACTTCACGGTGGACGTGTCCCACCGCTCCCTCGAGGTGAAGACGCAATGCACCGAGCGCGGGCACTGGGGCAGCCACGGAGGCCTCCGCGCCTGGCTGTGCTGGAAGGCGCTGCGCGGCTCCGACCAGCCGCATTTCATCTGGGTGCCCAAAACGGGCCCGCGCAAGGGCCAGCGGATCCAGCTCCCCTACACCTGGCCGCCCGAGGTGGGCGACCCCTGCGCGGGCCTGCCGGCGAACCATCCCAAGCGCGCGCATTTCAAAGGGCGCACCTGCCCGGTGATCACCTGGAGCAACCCGACCATCAAGGACCTGGTGATCGCCCGGCGCGATGGCAAGGCCAAGGACGTGCAAAGCCTGGTCGCGCGCGGCGAATGGAACGAGGATTTCCGGATGCACATGCATAGCCAGCGGAAGATCCCCAAGCCGCGCACCAAGGGCAGCGACGTGTGGGTGTGGGTGAAGTTCCGCGATGATCACTTGCTGGACTGCAAATGCATGGTCACCGTGCGGGCCTTTCAGAAGGGGCTGCTGTCACCGGAGGGAGTCGAGGGTCGAGAGCCGAAGGACGAAGGCCCAGGCGGCTGAGTTCGACTAGCATGGGGGCGGCTGTTTGGGGTTCCTGACTCGTGGCATTCATGCGATGCCACTGGCCATCACACGACGGAATTTCCCGGGCAAGACGCAAGCGTGGCTCGAGGCGCGCCTGGCCGAGGTGCTGGACGAGCTGGCCGCCGGCTCGTCCGTGGACGGCTGGGGCACGGGCGACGCCTCCGCGCACAAGGCGGTGGAGAAGAACCTCGGGGCCGAAAGGCGCCGGGATTTGCTGCTGAACGACCTGAGCATCCTCGCGCCCGCGACGTATCCGCCCGCGAGCTACACGCCGATCAAGGCCACCATCCCGCGCTATCTGTGATGATCCGCCGCCTCTGGGAATTCGTGGAGATGTGCGTGGCCCATGCCCTCCTGGCGTTTGTGGCCGTGGTGGTGATCGGGTCGTGTGCCGTGCTTTACCCCGGTCCGCTTGCTCATCGATCACGAAGCTCGAAAACGGCTCTGACTCGCGCGCCGCGCATCAGTGAAAACAATCATCGGCCGTTTGTTTCGCAGGCAGCGGAGCCCGTGTGCCACCAAACTGGACTTGCAGGAAATGGAAGGGCGCATCCTGAAGGCGCTTGGTGAGCGAGTGGACCCGAAGGCCGTGGAGAAACTGTCGAGCGCGACGGACAACCTGGAAACTGCCGTCGAAGCGAATCAACCGAAACTTTCCGGCCAATGACGGCCGGGAAAAACCAAAAAGAAAGGGCCATTATGAATCCACATCTGACCAACCTCACCGACGACATCACCCGGGCAACCACCGTGGCGCGCAGCGCGACCGTGCTGATTAACGGCGTTCAAACCCGGATCGATGCCGCGGTGGCCGCCGCCATTGCCAACGGGGCGACCGAGGAGCAACTGAAACCAGTTTCCGATCTCTCGGACGCTTTGGAGGCGGAAACCAACGCGCTGGCCGCAGCGGTGGAAGCGAACACGCCACCGCCGGCGCCCTAAGCGCGAATTGACTGGCGCCCGGCGGCTGATTGAACGGCGCTGAACAGGACCAGGACCACGCCGCGGCTCATCACTCGATTATGGGCAAGGCTTTGTTTGGGATTCTGGCGCCCGTGCTGGCCACGGGCGCCAGTTTCGTTTCCCAGCTCGAGGCCTGGCTGCGCGTCGCCAACCTGCTCGGCGCGCTCGTCGTCGTGGTGTTCACCGTCCGATCGCTCCGGAAGAAAAAGTGAGAGTGAACATCGCGTGAAAAGCTGGAAGACCAGTCTCTGCGGCATCCTGGGCGCGCTGTGCGCCGCGCTGGCGCTCATCCCGGAAATGCCCGCGCTGGGGGCCAAGATTTTTGCGCTGCTCGCGCCGGTGTTCCCGAACATCGGTTTGCTCTTCGCGCGGGATAACAACGTGACGAGCGAACAGGTGAACGCTGGCAAGCCGCCGGACTCGGGGTTAGGTGAGCGTTGAAAGGACGAAATATGCACTACAAAAACGGAAGACAAGCCAAGGCCGGCGACAAGGTTGTGAACCTCACGCAAGGCATCAGTGGGATTCTCCACAGTTGCAACGCGCAATCCACGAGCTGCAACGGACGTCTGGCGGCCATCAACCAGAATGATCCATACGTGACGATTGGCGAGTGCCTGCACCTCGATGACGTGGCCACGGCTTACATTGTCGACACGAGCGCGAAACAGTCCTGATGGCACTGCTGTTGCCGGGCCTGGCGGAGCCTTGATGACCTATCTCGAACAACGCTGGAAGTCCGGCCGGCAAACGGCGGGCGATGCGCGCACCGCGCGCGGCGTGCCGACCTCCATGGTCGGCCGCGGCTTGTACGAGACGCCCCAGAATACCGGCGAGAGCGATTTCTATCGCCCGCGTCCGGTCGGCAATTTCAACCTCGAGCAGATGCTCTCCGGCTGGGACCGGCGCGAGCTGGTCGAGTTCTCCCGGCAACTGTTCTGTCACCTCGGCAATTTCGGATATGCCGTCCTCCAGAAAAACACTTACGCGGTGGGCGACGCCTGGCTGCCGCAGTACCTCGGCCAGGACAAGGAGTGGGGCAACGCCGCCGAGACCTGGCTGCATGAGACCTGGCTGCCGAACTGCGATTGGCACGGCCAGTTTGATTTCGCCACCCTGCTCTACCTCTCCGGCGTGGCTTGGGACGTGGACGGCGATGACGCGGATCTCCTGGCGCTGGACGAAAGCGGGTTCCCGAAGATCCGCAAGTTCAGCACGGACCGCATTTGCGGCGGACTCTCCGGCGAGAAGATCAAGAGCGGCCGGTTCGATGGCGCGCTCCTGGATGACGGGGTGATCCACGATGACCAGGGCCGCGTGCTGGGCTACCGGATCATGACGCGCGGCTCGGCCTACCTGAACAGCAGCGATTATCTGGAGGTGGACGCGGCGAACCTGCACCTGGGCTTCGAGCCGGAATGGGGCTGCCAGCGGCGCGGCATCCCGCGGCCGGCGCGGGCCATCATGGACGGGCTGGACCTCGAGGACATCGACAAATTCATCAAGCGCGGCATCAAGCAGGAGACGTCCATCGGGCTGGTGCATAACAGCGAGGCGGGCCAGCCGGAGCCGGGCGCCGAGCTGGAAGGCATCCCCACGGACGAGGACGCCACCGTGGCCAAGGCCGGCGTGGCGGTGCGCAAACTTTACGGCGGGGAAATGTGGTACCTGCGCGCGGGCCTGGGCGAGAGCATCTCCGCGGTGAACAGCGGCCGTCCGCACGGGCAAACCCTCGCGCAGCTCGAACGGCTGGAGCGGCGCATGTTCAATTCGCTCGGCTGGTTTTACGAGCTGCTGGACCCTTCGAAGATCGGCGGGGCCAGTGTGCGGCTCATCCAGGACCAGGCGCGCACGTCCATCGCAAGCAAGCAGCGGGCGCTCAAGCGCCGCGCCAAGCGCGAGGTGCTCTTTGCGCTTTCGGTGGCGATGGAGCGCGGCTGGGTGCCGCGCAACCGCGCCGGGTTCGATTGGATGCAATGGGAATTCAACTACCCCGCGGTGCTCACGGTGGATCAGGGTTACGATGACCAGAGCGACGTGAACAAGATGATGCTCGGCATCATCCCCAAAAACCGGCTCTGCCAGAAAATGGGTTTGTGGAACGAGGACGTGGACGCCGCGCAGCTCGACGAGAAGAAACGACTTATCACGAACGCGCGCGAGCTGCAGGTGGCGGCCAATGCGGCGGCGAAGGACCCGGGGGACAAGATCACGCTGCGCGAGTGCATCGACCTGCTCTATCGCGACACGCAGCAGGGTCGCTATCCGTACAGCACGCCGGCGGCGCCCGAGGCGGCGGCGGGCGGCGAGGCCGCAGGGAAAGGGAGCGGGGGAGAAAAGGAGAAGGAGAGCGCGGGCGCCGGCGCCGGCGCGCCGATTCATTTGAACGTGGATGCGCGGGGGCCGCAGGCGGCGCTGCGCCGGTTCACCATCGCGCGCGATGCGCAGGGCCGCATGATTGGCGTGCAGGAAACGTGACCATGACCATCGCACAAATCCCGCCCGGAGCGCGGACTTTAGTCCGCCGGTCCTGCGGGATAAATCCCGCGCTCCGCTAAAATATGGCTCTACTGGTTCCCAACAACGGCGAAGGCGACGCGCTCCAGTACTTCGTGAACCGCGCGGCGCCGGAGAACCTGGTGCTCAAGCTCTACACGAACAACGTGACGCCGGCCGAGGGCGACACCGCGGCCAGCTACACCGAGGCGGCCGGGTTCGGTTACGCCGCGATCACCCTCACGGGGGCGAGCTGGGGCGCGCCGAGCGAAGGGGCGCCTTCGAGCATCGCCTTCGCGCAGCAGACGTTCACTTTCACGGGCGCGCTGGGCAACGTGTATGGCTATTTTCTGGTGCGCGCCTCGAGCGGGCGCATCGCGCTGGCGGAACGATTCTCGGACGGCCCGTACAACATCGTGAACAACGGCGACCAGATTAAGATTACCCCCACCATCACCTGCGATTGATTTTATGGGCGCCCAGGGCACCGCCATTCTCGACTTCGGCAGCACTCCGGCCGAAGAGGCCACCGTGGCCGTGACCGGCCAGGGCGCCATTGCCGGCGATTCCCTGTGCGAGGCCTGGTTCATGAAGGTGGACACGGCCGACAACACGGACGAGCAACACGAGGAAGCGGCGGCGCTCTGCCCCTTGATCTGCGAGAGCGTGATCCCGGGCACTGGCTTCACCATTCGCGCCATGCCCATCGCCGCCCTGGGCACCGGCCAATTTCAATGCTGTTGGTGCTGGAACTGAAGACACGAATTTCACGAAGCGATTATGAGCTGGCTGCACAAAATTCTCGGCAAAGACGGCGCCAGCCAACTGGCGGTCGATCCCAAACATTTCGCGGCGCGGATGAGCGGGCGGCCGATGGAAGTGGGCACGCGTGGCGCGTACAGCCTCGGCGTGGTGTCCGGCGTGATGGCGGCCGGGTTGGGCGCGAACTCGGAGATTTTTCAGATGCGCTGGTCCAGCGCCACGCTGCTGATGCTGCTGCGGTCCATCCGCATCAGCGCGGCCCCTGGCACCACGGCGTTTACGGCCGGACCCATCGAATTCAACCTTACCCTGGCGCGCAGTTGGAGCGTGGACGGCGGCGGCGGCACGGCGGTGGTGTTCAGCACGGCCAACACCAACAAGAAGCGCACCGATTTTCCGGTCAGCGCGTTTTCGGACACGGGGGTGCGCCACAGTGCGACGGCGGCTCTGACCGCCGGGACGAAAACCCTGGATACCAACCGGGCGGCCTCGATTTCCAGTTATGTCTCCAGCGTCGCGACCACGGCGGCCAGTTCGCCGTTTGTGCCGCCGGGCACGATCCTGTGGACGCGCGACACGGCGGAGGAGTACCCGATTCTCTTCGAGCAGAACGAGGGGCTGGTGGTCCGGGCCACGGTGCCGGCCACGGGCACCTGGCAATTTTCCATTCATGCGGAGTGGGCGGAACTTGATCCGGCCGCGATTGATGGATGGAGTTAGAAAGGCAAACTTATGGCGGTAAAAGCTGTTTTTGCGATTGAACAATTCGAGCCCCAAAGCGACGGCTCCTACTACACACGCCTCATGATCTTCTCCGGCGCCAACAACTCCGAGAACGTCCAGAACGATCAGGCCTTCGCTCCCACCGCGCTCGCCAGCACCGTCAATGCCGCACTGCATGGCTTCGTGGAGGAGTACATCCAGAGCGAGTGGGAAGTGGATTTCAACCCCCTGCTCGACTCCGTAAAAATGCTCAACCCGGTCAGCCTGGTGTGAGCCTGCTGCTGACCCAACTGGCCGGCGGGCCGGTCACTTACACTTACACCGGCACAGGCGGGCTGGTCCTGGGCGGCACGGCCGCGGTCAGCAAGAGCAAGGATTTCCTGCCCACCGGAGGGCTGGTCCTGGGCGGGGCGGCGGCGCTGGCGAAGACCAAAACGATCACCGCCTCGGGCGGGCTGGTGTTCAACAGCGGGGCGGCCACCGAGTACGTTTCCGCGATTCCGCCGGCGCCGCCGGAGCCGACGACCTCCGGGGCCGAGGAATACGCGCCGCGTCGGATGCACGTCTTCCGGCCGCGGGGCGGGCTCGCTTTCGGAGGAGCGGGGATCTGCGGGATGCGGAGGACGTTCGTTGCCGCGGTTCAACGGCCAACGTTCAACGTTCAACGTTCAACGTTCAGTGGGACGGCGGCGGTGTGCCGAAGCTACTGCGCGCCCATCTCCGGGAAGTCCGCGTTCCGCGTTCCGCGTTCCGCGTTCCGAACGGAGTTCTCGCCTGACTGCGGGGAGGAGCTGGCCGTGGTGCTGGCCTTGTTGCAATGAAACCCATGTTCTGGTTTTTGGACGCGATGGCGCAGGCGGACGTCGAGGCGCGGCTGGTCCGCGCGGAGGCGGCGGCGTCCCGCGAAGAGAGCGGAGGCACGGTGCTGGCCCGGCGCCCCACGCGCGACGCCTACGGCGCGGAGATCGAACAGATGCGCATGGCGGGCAGCGTGGCCATCGTGCCGGTCAAGGGGCCGTTGTTGAAAGGGGCGCATCCGATTTACAAGCAGTACGGTTTTGCGGATTACGATGACGTGAAGGAGGACATGCGCGCGGCGCGCGAGCAGGGCGCGCAGGCCGTGGTGCTGAACATTGCCTCCCCGGGCGGCATGGCGGTGGGCGCCGGCCAACTGGGCGCGTTCGTGGCGGAGTTCGCCCGGCACACTCCCGTTTACAGTTTCACCGATGAGATGCAGTGCAGCGCGGCGGAGTATTTGTCCGGCGCCTGCACGCTGCGCCTGGCCTCGGCGGATGCCATCGTGGGCAGCATCGGCACGGTGATGGTCACCGTGTCGTTCCAGGGAATGCTGGACGAGGCGGGCATCAAGGCGGAGGTGTTCGCCAGCGGCCCGTTCAAGGCGGCCGGCAATCGGCTCAAGGATAACACGCCGGAGCAAAGCCAGTATCTCCAGGAGTTCGTGGATAACCTGGCCGGCGAGTTCAAGGGGCACATGCTCAATTATCGCGCGGCCTTCGGACTGAATGAGAGTGCGATGCAAGGGCAGGTCTTTACCGGCCGGCAGGGCGTGAGCAACGGGCTGCTCTCGCGCAACGCGCGCAGCCTCGATGAAGCCGTGGAGCTGGCGATGCGGTTGGAGTTTCCCCTGGGACGCTGAGCGGAACTTGACTGAGCGCGTCCGACTCGTGCGCGCCGAGTTGCCTGAGATTTCTTCCGAGAGTTCCCTGCCAAGTTCCATTCCCATCGCCGCGCTGCCGCGCCTGACCGAGCCGGGCCTCTTCCTTCGTTTCCCCAGCGGACGGGAGTTGCCGCTGGAGGTCACCCGCGATGGACGATTGGTGCGCGTTCCGCCCGCTGCGACGCGGGCGGGGACATCGCAGCGCGATTGTCCCTACCAGTCTTGACTCCCTTCAAGGCCGCGAATGAATTTGCAAGAAGCTGTCGAGGCCATCCCCGGGCGGGTCACTGAATCCATCAAATCTCTGTTCGCCTCGGGCGACGAACGGGTGGCCACGGCCACCAAGGCATCGACCGATGCCAACGCCGCCCGCGCCAGCGCGGAAAAGGAGCGGGACGATTTCAAGGCCAGGGCCGCGCAGGCCGAGGCGGACCTGGCCACGGCGCGGCAGAGCATCGCCACGCAGGGCGCGGAGTTGAAGGCCGCCCAGGAGAAGCTCACCAAACTCGAGGCCAGCCAGAAGACCGTCGAGCAGCTCGCCGCCGAGAAGAGCCAGCAGCAGTGCGCGGCCCAGGGCGTGCCGCCCGGCACGCTGGAGAAGGCGAAGTCCGGCGCGGACGCCGGCAGCTCGAAGGGGCAGCAGATCACCCGCGCGCAGTTCGAGGCGCTTTCGCACAAGGACAAGGCCGCGTTCTGCAAAGGCGGCGGCGAGATCAAGGACTGACGGGATTTCCGATTTCCGATTTCCGATTTCCGATTTTTCAAAACCCACCACACCGCGCTGACGTTCCTATGAAGTTCCCCCTGTTCCGCCTCGCCGCCATCACCGCGCTGTTCGCGCTGTGCGCGCAAATCTTTATGGCCACCGGCATGTACGCCGCCTGGCTGGTGTTGTTCGTCGGCTCGGCGGTGCTGGCTAACCCGCGGTTTTCCCCGGGCCTGTGCGCCAACACGCTGACGAGCCTCATCCCCGACATTTACGCCGCGTTGGACGTCGTCTCGCGCGAGCTGGTGGGCCTCATCCAGGCGTGTGCGCGCGATAGCCGCGCGGACCGCGTGGCCGCCAACCAGACGTTGCGCATCCCGATTTCGCCGGCCAATGCGGCGGGCGGCAATATCACGCCGGCCATGACGCTGCCGGCCGCAGCCGACCAGACGATCCTCAACAACACGCTGACGATCTCGAAGCAACGGTTTTTTCCGTTCTCCTGGACGGGTGAGGAGCAGAAGTCCGTGGATTACGGCCCGGGCTTCCTCACGCTCAAGCAGTATCAGATCGCGCAGGCCATCCGCGCGGCGGTGAACGAGGTGGAGGTGGACGTGGCCACGGCGGCTTACCAGGGCGCCAGCCGCGCCTTCGGCACCGCGGGCACCACTCCGTTCGCCACGAGCATCGTCGACCTGGCGCAGATCAAAAAGATTCTGGACGACAATGGCACGCCCATGTCGGACCGCTCGCTGGTGATGAACACCACGGCGGGGGTGAATTTCCGCAGCCTGGCCAACCTCTACAAGGTGAACGAGGCGGCGGATGCCTCGCTGCTGCGCAAGGGCACACTGGGCAGCATTTACGATTTCGGCGTGCGCGAGAGCGCGCAGATCCCGACGGTGACCAAGGGCACGGGCGCGGGTTACCTGGTGAACAACGGGGCGGGCTACCCGATCGGCGCGACCGCCATCACGGTGGACACCGGCGCCGGCACGATTCTCAAGGGCGACGTGATCACGTTCGCCGGCGATACGAACAAGTACGTGGTGGGCGCGGCGCTGTCCGGCGCCGTCGTCACGCTGGCTCTGCCCGGTTTGCGCCAGGCGGTGGCGGACAATGCGGCCATCACGGTGGGCAACAATTTCGCGGGCAACGTGGCGTTCAGCCGCAACGCGGTGTTGCTGGCCACCCGGCTGCCGGCGATCCCGGAGGAAGGCGACCAGGCGAGCGACCGCATGGTGGTGACGGACCCGAATTCCGGGTTGTCCTTTGAGTTCGCGGTCTACCCTGGCTTCCGGATGAATGTTTACCACGTCTCGCTGGCGTGGGGCGTGAGCGCGATCAAGCCGGAACATATCGCCATTCTGCTGGGCTAAGCGTAAAGAAAGACTCTCACCTAAAAACCTCTCGAAGGGCCGGCCGGCATAAGTGACTGGCTGGCCCTTTCCTCTTTTGTGCTTCGTGATCAAATCCAGCGGGACTTGCAGCGCATCGAGCGCGAGCTGCGCGGTCCGGATGATGCCGCGCAATGGATCGTGTACGGCTCGCTCACGCTGCCGTGCTCGCCGACGTCCCTCGAGGACACCATCGCGCTGGATGCCGAGGGCAACGAGACCCAGATCACGCAGGCGGTCCTGGTGCGCATGGAGCTTTTCAACCTGCCCGGGATGCAGCCGGTGGAGGGCGAGGATGCGGATGATTTGTTCGCCAGCGTCGAGGGGCTGCCCAACGTGGGCGATGAGGTGCGGTTCCGGTGGAGTTCCTATCGCGTGGTGAAGCGGCGGTTCGACGCCATGCTGGCCAGCGTGCGGCTTGACCTGGCGGACGTGGGCAGCAACGAATGAAAACGATTTTCTCACCTGCCCGCATTGCCGGCCTGCTGGCCTGCCTGCTCACCTTCCCGGCCGCCGCGCAATACATCCACACCCTCGAGTACACGGACCCCGGGCGGCGCATCATCGACAAGGTGAATTCCAACACGGTGGCCTCGGTGTCGGCCGGGAGCACGTTGTTCGTGGATGCGGCGTTGGGGAGTGATTCGACCGGGCGGCGCGGCCGGCCGGACCGCCCGTTTGCCACGCCGTGGGTGGCACGCACGAATGCCCAGGATGGGGATCTGATCGTGGTGCGCCCGGGGCTCTACCAAACCGGCACGACCAACTTGTTCAAGGCCGGCCGGCTGACGTGGGATTTTCAAGGGGCCACGTTGCGGTTCGTGGACATCCCTACCAACAGCAGCGGTTGCGGCATGTTCGACGATCGGTTTACCGGCGCAGTGGCCTGCAGCAACGACGTCATTGGGTCGCTCACTCTCCAGTATAATTCCGGCACCAACGTCTTTCTCAACACCAACGACTGCACCCTCGGCTACAACACCAATGCCCTGGGCGCCATTGTGCTGAGTAACATTCCGGCGCCGTCGCTGATCCGTTGGGTGGCCGAGACCAAAATTGAAACGGTCGGCGCCGCGCCCGTGCCGTTTTCGCTCTACCTCCACAATTGCCAGACGGGAACCGTCTTCCGGACCCTCTCGGACAGCCAGCTCCTCTGGCCTTCCAACCAGGTCGTGATCACGACCAACTGTCCCGCGTCACCGGGCGATCCCTGGACGGTGGACATCGGGAAAAACTTCATCTGGTGGGGGCCCAGCGCCACGGCGGAGGTTTACGTGGATTACACCATCCACAATCAGCTTTACGCGGTGGACGGCTACGGCGAGACCTCCAGTGATTCCGGAGAACTCCGTTACCGCGCCAACTTGAGCGACGGGAAAATCTACCTGGTGGGCCGGTCAAAAAGTTGGAAATTCTGGGGCGAGGCGCTGGAATGGAAAAACACCGCTCCCAACTCGCCCACGCTCTTTGAATTCCACAGCGCCGGCAGCCATTACCTGGGCGGCCAGAAGGCTTCGACGCGCGGCGGCACCATCTTCGACTTCACCAACCCGCAAAACAGCGGCGATACGAATTTGGTCACTTGGGTGGATTTTGATAAGGTGAGCGGTTCCAACGGCTGGGCGCGTGTGACCCACGGGCACCTGCGCGGCCGGGTCGGCCATTTCGAGCAAAACGGCCCGGCCAATGGCACTCCCGGAATCTTCGTCACGAACATCTCGGCACTGGTCTCCTTGAGCGGCGAGGACATGTACGCCGAGGGCACGTCGGTGAGCCACGGCGGAGGGCGCACCAAGCTGATCAACTACGAGATTTATTCCACCAATCGCGATCCCGTGCTCGTCACCGGCAGCGGCCTGCGCCTCCACAACAACGTCCTGGTGCCCGGACTGCTCGCCACCAACTCCATTCGTGCGGCCACCGCCCAGACCGTGGGCGTTTACGGGATGCTGCTCCAGAAATCCAACGCCCACGCCAATATCACTTTTTCGAGCGGCCTGACCAACGTGATCACCGACTTCGACACGGACTGATTATGGGCGCTCCCACCTGCTGGCTTTCCGGCCTGCTGGCCTGCTTCCTGACGGGATGCGCTGGGCCAGGCAGGCCAGCAGGCCGGCAGGCCAGCAGGCCGGAGCGGGGGCTCGCGGTGCCGGTCCCGGGCGGCGGGCACCAGCTCATGACCGCGCGGGCGGTCGAACCCATGTTCAAGGCCGCGGCGATCATCGGCACCCGATCGTTCACCTGGCGCTTTGATGTGCCGCAGGGGACGACGGTTTCCAACTTCTGGTGGGACTTGCAACGGAGCACCAACCTCCGCACGTGGGTGACCATCCAAACGAACATCATCGCGCCGATCGATGTGCTCATCACGAACGAGATGGAGTTTTTTCGGCTGCGGGGACGGCTGTGATGAAAGGCGCGAGGCACGAGGCGCGAGGCGCGATGGAACCGGCGGAGTTCCGGGTGCGGGCGCTGTTGCGGTTTCCGTTCTCGCCGTGGATCCGCGAGGCGACCATCGCGGCGTTGCGCGCGGATCCGGTGACGGCGCCGTTCGTGCCGGCGGAGGTGGGGCCGGGGCAATCCCCCAATCTCTTCCCTGACTCCTGACCGCGGGGCGTGACGCGGGACCAACGCGCGCGAAGTATCTCGCCCGCCATTCCCCCGCGCACCAAAATGACCATGACGTTACAGGAGCAGAGTCCCAAAATACTTCGCGGCATCGAGCTGACCCGGCAGATCAAGTTGCTGACCGAGGAGCTGGATGCGTTGAAGGCGGAGTTTCGCAGCGAGGCGGAGCAGGAAATCCGGCGCGCCGGCACGGGCGAGCTGCCGGGCCAAAGCTGGACGTTCAACACGGAGCCGCGCGAGTTCAAGGCGCTGGTGTCCTTCCCGAAGATCGGGCTGCTGCGCGAGTTATTCTTCATCAATAAAATTCCGCACCGTTACGCGGAGGACCCCAAGACCGGGGACAAGGTGCCGACGCCCATCGATTGCGACGTGCGCGAGGTGTGCGGGGAGCATTTCACGAAGTTGTGGACGCCGTTTTACCGGCCGGCCAAGGCCTTCCCGGAGCTGGTGCAGGCGATGATCGAGCCGAAGGCCCGCGCGCAGCGGCTGCTGCGGATGCTCGAGGAGCCGCCGCGGGCGGGGAGCGTGAAATTCGATGTGGTGAAGTGAGGGTGTGACGAGAATCGAGCCCCAATGGTGTGAGGGGTCCGCCCTCACCTGTATCCTCTCCCCCAGGAGAGGACGCTGGCGCTGTGGGTCCACCTTCTCATGAAGCCGACGATTTCTTTGGACCAGGCGGGGCTCAACCGGGCGCTGGGGCGTTTCGTCGCGGAGACGGGCCGCTCGATGGCGGCGGCCGTGAAGGAGCAGGCCAAGGCGTTCGTGCGGGATCTCATCGGGGGCACGCCGCCTTTTGGTAAGCATCCATTCACCAGGTCCACCAACGCGAACACCACGGGGGAGAGTTACAACGAGCAGCGGCGCATCGGCGAACGGGCGGTGCGTCGCGACGTGCGCCGGGTGTTCAAGGACGTGGCGGTGCTGGCGCGGTGGATGGCGCGCAAGTTCAAGGACCCCGAGCTGGGCGCGCGGGTGCTGCGTTACGCGAAGCTCTCGGACACGCAGGCCATCCAAACGATTCTCAATGCCATGAACCTGCGCGGGTCGGTGCAGGTGATGGCAACGCGCAAGGACCATGCCTCGCGGCGGAATCGACGGGGCCGGGTGAGCCCGCGCGGGCTGCGGTTCTTCATTACCGACGGCAAAAGTGTGGACGATTACGAAAAGGAGCAGGTGAGCCACGTGGGCAAGGCCAAGGGGGGCTGGGCCTCGGCCGCGGCGGCGCTCGGGGTGCCCGTGCCGGCGTGGATCCGGCGTAACGCGGGGCCGGGCATCGCGGATGTGAGCCAGCTCGCGAATTTGAAGAAGCCGAGTGTGACGATCGGCAACCTGGTCGCGCACGCGCAGAGCATGCCGCGGGAGGTCATCGAGGCGGTGGTGGAGAACCGGATCCGGGCGATGCGGATCCGCGCGGAGGCGATTGTGAAGGCGGAGTACGAGAAGGAGCGGAGGCGAGGCCGGTGATGGGTAGGGACGCCTTCCACGGCGTCCGTGATCTTTCCCCGATCTAAAATGGGACGCGGTGGAACGCGGTCCCTACCTGGGTGGCGACTGACTTCGGGCGCCAGCCTGTGGCGACGTTTTACAATGATTTGATCGAGAAGGGAGAGGCGGCCATTAAGGCGGTGTTGGAGGGGGCGGATACGGGCATCGATGCGGCTCAGATTCTCACTTCGTTTTCCACGCAGCGGGAGACCAAGGGGCGCGCGAGCATCATCATCAATGGCCTGGGCGGCCAGGAGGATGGCCACAATTCGGGGAACGAACGGCTTTCGTGGGTGGTGTCGGTGGAGAGTAACGCGGACGATGTGAAGGACGAGGAGACGACGGAGGAGAATGGCGCGGCGCGGGCCAGGCACCGGGATTATTGCGCAAAGGTGTTCGATGCGCTGAAGGCCCCGGGGTTGCACACGGCGTTATCGGCCGCGGTGGAGGAGTTCACGGTGTTCGATAGCATCCAGCGCAGCCGCGGGCCGAGCCGGCTGGTGAAGCGGAAGTTTCAAAGTGAGTTCCGGCTGGAGTTCAGTTGCGCGCCCAGCGCGATTGCGGCGAGCTGACCGCAATGGGAAAGAGCGGACCGGTCCACCAACCATTGACTTGTTGGGCGAGCGCGCATGGCTGAGCAATACGGAACGGCGCATATTCACGGAATGTCCGGGGCGTCCATCGGCAGCATCGCCGCGGTGTCGCCCAACCTGCAGGGGGGCTCGCTGGCGGTCATCGGCGGGGATGACGAGATCAAAAACCAGGCCGGAGAGGTGACGGGCTTGATTGGCTCGAATCATGTGCTGGAGGCCACGTTTGAATTCATTCCGGAGGGGACCACGATCTCCAATGCGCGGGTGGCCGCGACGTTACCGAAGGTGAATGCGCCGGTGCTGATTACCGGGATGCCGATCGTGGCGTGCGCCGGGTTCACGGATGCTTACAACACGAACGGCGGGAATACGCAGCCGTGGTTTTTCAAGAGCGGGCGGATCAATCACCTGGCGGATGGCAAGTGGACGGGGACATTTACGTTGCGCCGCTATTTGCTGGTGACGTCGGGCACGCCGCTCGCGTGATTTTTAATTTTTATGGCGAATGAAATCTCGGCGGCGGTGAGCCTGGGCGTCTCGAAGAACGGGGCGACGATCTCCAATAGCTACAACGGCAACGGCGATCTGTCGGGCACCGAAATGCTTTCGAGCGTGCAGCAGTTCTCGACCGCCAACAGCCAGGCCGTGTCGATCGGCGGGTGCGACCAGGTGAATGCGCTGATGATTAAGAATCTCGATTCCAGCATTGCCATCACGGTGAGCCTGGACACGACGCACACGCAGGTCATTTCGGTGATCCCGGCCGGCCGGGCGGTGTTGCTGTGGGGCATTGCCACGACGTTTTATTGCAAGAGCGCCTCGGGCACGGTGGATGTGATGGTGACGGTGTGTGAGACGTGAGCCGCCGCAAATTGGGAAAGCGCCTGGCCGCAATGGTGTGAGCGGACCGCCCTCATCCGGCCTGCGGCCACCTTCTCCCCCAGGAGAAGGGGAACGAAAATGAATGACGCCGTTTTTCCAGCGCGCCGCGGCTTACGGGCCCGGTTGTTGCGTCGCCGATCAACCGGTCATCCTCGGGTGGCGGCTCCGTCCGCTCTCCAACGGTCATTCCCTGTTGCTCCACGCTTGCGCCTCCCCTTTCTCGTGCCCGGACTCCCCGCTTGAGTTGCGGGATTTCTTCACGTCGATCTTCATCTGCGCCCATCCCTGGCGGCAAAGCGAGCGGCTGCTGCGCTCGCGCTGGCTCCCGTTCTATTTTCGCGTGTGGCATTTCCTGCAACGGCGCACGGCGCTCAACCCGGAGCTGCGCAAGTTTCAAGCCTGGTGGACGGAGCAGAATGAGACGCCGGCGTTCAAGCTGCCGGAGCGCAGCGGCGATGCGCGGCCGAGCAGCGCGCCGCGCACGTTCATTCGCCTGGCGTTTTTGATGGGGGAGTTGCACCTGCCGGAGGCCGAGGCCCTCGATATGCCCGTGGTGCGGGCCAATGCGTTGTACGCAACGTGGCTGGATTGGACGGGCAAGGCGGAGTTGCTGACGCATTCGCCGCATTTGAATTCGGCGTTCTGGCGATTCGCGATGGAGAAGGACCGCGAGAAGTTCAATGAGGACGGCACGCGCAAGGGAGAGCAGGCCAGCAGGCCAGCGGGCCAGCAGGTGGGAGGAGGAACGGCCTGATGCTCGGCGGTCTCTTCAATCTGATTTTCCGCCTGGGGACGGATAACACCGACTTCAACCGGGGGCTGGGCGAGGCGACGGCGCGGGCGAATACGGCGGCCAGAGGGATGACGGCCGGGTTTACGAGAGCCTTTGCCAGCTTGTTCGCGGCGGGCGCGCTGACGAAACAGATCATCGACCTGGGCGGCGAGGTGAAGGATTTGAGTGACCGGCTGGGGGTGAGTGTGGAGGAGGTGCAGGAGTTCAGTCTGGCGGCGCGGTTGGGCGGGCAGGACGCGGGCACGTTCGCCCGGGCCATCGAACGCATCCGGCTAGCCATGGTGGAGGGGGCGTCCGGCAAGAATCCATTGGCACAGTTCGGGATCACGCTCCAGGAGCTGCAAAGCGGGGACGCGGTGGGCATCTTGCGAAAACTTTCCGAGGCGCTCAAGGACACGGCGATGAGTGCGGACCAGTTCAAGTCTCTGGTGGATGTGATGGGTGCGCGCGGGGCGGGCGGCGTGATTAACATGCTCAAGGAGCTGCAAAATGCCAAGGGCAGCTTTCTCACGAAGGAGGAGGTCGATCTGCTGGACCGCGGCGGCGATGCGCTCACGAAGTTCTGGACGAACCTCAAGTTGATGGGGGCCAAGTTCATTTTTCTGGATGAGAAGGCAAAGGTCCAATTGGGCCTAAGGAAGCAGGCGCCGGCAGCGGGTGCGCTGCCGGCCGTGGAGGGCATCGAGGCGCAGATGGCGCTGGAGAAGAAGACCACGGAGGACCTGGCCAAGCTCCGCCAGGAGACCGATGAGCTGAATGAAAAGAATCGCAGGGCGCAGCTCACGGACGAGGAGCGGCTCAATGAGTTGCTGATGGAGCGCACGGAGTTGATCCGGCGGCTCCAGTTCGCGCTGGATGAGAAAGGGGCGGCCGAAATCCAGTTTCAACTGGCGCAGAACGCCGCCGGGTTGCTCGTCGCGCAGAAGGCGCTGGCGCCGGGCGCGTTTTCGTTGCCGTCGTCCCGCGGGCTGCCGCGCAACACGGATGCGTTGTTGAGCGTGGGGAATTTCCTGGGGAGCGCGCCGGATTCGGAGTTGAGCCGGCGCATGGAGCAGCAAACGCGGGAGCTGAAGGCGATCCGGGCCGCCATCGAAAAGCAGGGCATCAAACTCATTTTTGACTGACTGGCAATGGAACCGCATATGAGAATTGTCGATCTAATCCTGTTCTGGTTTCTCGCCCTCCCATCCTACTGGCCACTCGCGATCGTGCTCATGCTTATACTCTCCGCCTTCGCCCTGGGCTGCCTCGCCGGCCGGCGCCTTTGATATGTCTGAGAATTATGGAGCGCGCGGTGCGAAGCGGATCTCCCGGTCGGGCTGGGATGCGCAGCAGGGGGATTTCATCGAGACGGTTTACGAGGGCACGCGCGAGTACGTCAATTCGTTGTTCGCGCCGGCGCGGCTTTCGTATGGGGTGCTTGCGGTGGAGACGGAGAATGAGGGGCCGCTTTACCGGTTGCGGGTGCGCTCGAGCGTAACGCCGACGTCCGAGACGGACCAAAACAGCCCGGAGAACACGGTGCGCATCCAGGTGAACCGGGTGCAGAAGAGCATTTTCGAGCCGCCTGGGCCGGCGGGCATCACGGCGGGGCAGTTGCGGGTGATTAAGAAGGCGCTGGCGGAGGATTTGGAGAATGCCACGCCGGCGTCGTTCCTGGCGGCCAACATCCTGCCGGGGTCGGACGCTTACACGCTTTACCAGCTCGCGCTGTCGGGCGTGGATTACCGGGTGGTCTATCAGCCGGTGTTGTATCGCACGCGGACGGCTCCAGCCGGGTTCAAGTGGGCGGATCGGTCGAACGGGGTGGGCTACAACCTGAGCCTGGAGGATATGATGGCGGATGCGGTGTTGGGGAACATTTTGAATTTCCCGCTGCCGACGAATGACGCGTTGGTGAATTGGGTGGATGAGAGCGGCACCGCGGTGCAGTTCGCCTATGGCTGGGTGAAACACGCGCCCTATTACGACACGGCGGCGGGCAATCGCACGGTGGAGTATCTCGAGTACGAATACGGGCTGTGGCCGGTGTTGATGTATCCGCTGTTCTAAAATGTTGCCGTTGCCAAAACCATTGACGGGCCAGAGCGGGCTGGAACGCTGGCTGATGCAGTTGCGGGAGTGCGTGAAGCAGGCCACGCCGCGGGACAGCGAGTCGGTGAAGGTGACGCACACGAACCAGGGCGCGCACCTGCGGCTGACGTTGCCGCCGCCCGCGAGCTCGCCGGGCACGCCGGGTTTATTGAAACAGTTCCGGGTGAAGTCGGTGCAGAACGATCACCTGGTGTGCCGGGAGTTCGATGGCACGACGGAGGGCGCGAGTGATGTGTTGGTGGCGAAGCCGTTCAATTTGCGGCGCACCGGCTGGCATCAGGCGTCAGTTGTCTACACGCTGGAACCGTACCCGGGAAGTCCGGGGACGTTGACGGTGGTTTATCAGTATCTGTCGCCAGTCTATCGCACGGCAACCTTTTCGGCGCAGGGCGGCGGTACGGTGGTTGAGCATCAAACAATCCGGCCAATCTATGTTCCGAATCGATCAGTCATTTTCGCCGGGCAGTCAGAGAATGGAACGGGTGTCTCGGGTGTCTCGATGGATTGGATAGACGCCAATTTTGACGCGCGGGCATGGGCTGAAGTATGAGCTTCACGGAATTCTCTCAAAGTGATGGCAATGAATTCGTAGGCAGCGAGGGGCTTGAACGGGGCAATCGGCAAGGTGGCATTTACATGACCACGATTGTCTGCTCTGGTTTTACTCCCAACGATGATATGAATGTGGCGGTGGAAATCCTCAACAGTATGAGGTCTTTTCTCCGGTGGCTGCCTTTACCACTCAAGCAGGGGCAATTGCTCTACACTTACGATCAGCAGACGAACACCGTGCAACGCTATCGGGAGCCAAGAGTTGCGCCAAACGGTTTCTTTCCAGGGCAAGTCAGTCTTGTCCCGCCGGCAGTTTTCGGACTGACGTTTCAAGTGGGTTGCGCACCGAATGAGTGTGTTTACGCTGGCAGAATAAGCGCCGGGCCGGTCTTCAGCGCACTGGTCTTATGTCGCAAGAAAATCAAATGGAGGATGACTCAGAAACAGCCGAATTTGATGCCACTGCGCCCACAACTCCGGCCTGTCTGTGTGTTCGATGCCTACAACATTCGCGATTTTAATTTGGCGAATTTTACGTCCAGATCGGCTGGCCCATTTTGCTACGAACCTGGCGAGGGAGGAGTGATTAACGAGCCGCCCAATGCAGTCACTGGCCGAATGCTGCCCAGGTCGGAGATCGATTTTATGCCTCCACCAGCCGTGGTCTATGCCGATCCAGGTCTGTTCGTTGACCGCACCGAGTTCGTGTTAAGGCGTATCATGGCCACCAAACCGGTGTTCCCTGGGGAGTTCGATGCTACTGCACAGGGCGTGGCCCCGTGCTGCGATCTGTAAACCCGGGGGCCTTGACTGGGACATCGGTCGGGCATGGCGCTGCTGACGTTGTTTTATGAGGCCACGTCCAAGTCGCTGGCCGCGGCGCGCAATCTCCCGCTCGGGTACCAGCTCCCGGCGTTGCGGCAGGAGGATATCGTGTCGCTCGAGCTTTCGATCCTCAAAAGCATCAGCGAATTTTCCCAGACCCCGAATGAGCTGGTGAATCTCACCGGTTATTCGGCGCGCGTGTCCCTCGGGACGGCGGCCAGCGTGCTGGCTTCGCAGAACACGTTCACCATCGATGCAACGGCGACGAAGCTGACCGGCCTGCTGAACTTGAACACGGCCGGCGTCAATGCGCTGACGGATCGGCAGTCGGGGATTTATTTGGAGCTGCTGTTCACGGAGCCCGGCGGAGGCATCTCGGGGCAGCGGTTCCCGGTGTTCATCGAGAAGGCGGTGTTTATGTCGGGCACGGTGGTGGCGCCGCCGAGCGATGTGGCGCTGGGCCGGCTGGAGGCGCAGCGCACTTACGTGGCCAAGGAGGGCGCGGCCGGAGAGGCGCAGATTTTTACGAGCGCCGATGGCCTGAAGAAGATCATCAAGTACGCGCATAACGACGGTTCGATGCGGGAGGAGCCGATTTCATGAACCCCACGCCGGAACAATGCCAGGCGCTCATTGAGGCGCTGGCTCCATTTGAATCGCCGTATGTGCTGACGCCGGACGAAGAGGTCTGTCTGAATATCCTCCGCGAGGCGGCCCAGAAGATCGCCGCGGGCGAGGACCTGGTGCCGCCGGTCGAGGGGCAGACGCACAAGTTGCGGCTGTGGCGGCGGGTGAGTGTGGCGTTCATCCATCCCGAGGCGCCTCGGGCGCGCCAGGTCACGGCGCCGGATGGCCGGAGCCCGGCAGCCCAGGGATTGACCTTGGAGCCCCGCAAATGAAGACGTTTTTCCTGTTGTTCCTGGCTGCGTCGCTGCCGGCAGCCGGCGCGGAATTGATCACGGCGACCATCACGATCACCAACACGCCGTCCGGGCTGACCTCGAATCTCACGGTGAACGGGACGGCCACGCGCTATTGGACGAATGACATCACCAGCTCGCCGGGCACGCTCATCCAGCAGACGAACAACCCTTCCAACTCGGCCACGCAGCTCATCAATCATCTGACGGCTTACCCGGCGGTGTCGGGGCATTATCTTTACCAGACGACGCCGACCAACGTGTTGATCCGCGGGCGGGTCGGAGAGGTGATGGCGGTGACCATCGCGGGCGGGTGGGCGTTCGTGACGTACAGCACGCAGCAGGTGTCCACGCCCACGTTCGTGGTGCGGATGCCGTTGACGGTGGAGGCGAACACGAACCAGACGAATATCGCGAGCAGCCTGGTGCGCGGGATGTCGGATTCGAGCACGAACAGCTTCTCGACGAATGCCGTCGCCACTACCCATTTCCTGACGAAGGGAGCGAGCGCGTTGCAGACGGTGACTGCGCCGGTCTCTCTTCAGCAGCTCACGAATTCGACGAACAAGGGCACGATCACGGGCGGCACTTATACCAACGCGGCCCTGGACAATCCGACCTCGACGAATCTTGTCAATCGAGGCAACGCCATCCGGAGCGAGGGGAGCGGCGGGAACAGCCTGCAAGTCGGCAGCAACGCCGTTGCACTCGGGTCCAGAAGCGTCGCCATGGGCAACTCCTCGATTGCCACGAACGCGGACACCATTGCCATTGGCACCTCGGCCCGCGCCACCAACGACAACAGCACCGCCGTGGGAAATTCCTCCCAAGCCGTCGGCAACAACTCATCGGCCTACGGTTACAATTCTGTTGCCACCGGAGCAGACACCGCCGCGTTGGGCAATGGCGCCAGCGCCCTGGGCGCCAGCGTCACGGCCGTGGGCAGCGGCGCCTCCGGCAACAGCTATCAGGCAACCGCGCTCGGCAACACTGCCGAAGCCAACGCCATCGGAGCCATCGCACTTGGTGCCGGCGCCATCGCTGGCCACAGCAACTCTGTGGCGCTCGGAACCTCTTCCGCCACCACCACCACCAACCAAGTCCGCCTCGGCAGCTCCACCACGCTCTCCGTTCCATTCGCCGCGGAACTCGCGAACGCCCGCAACCTCAACGCCGTCGGCACCAATCTTTTTCACGGCGTCGTCGCCTACGACACGGAGCTGACCGTCTCGTCCGTCGCGGCCGGCCACAACGTCATCGACTCCTCGACGAACACTGTCCTTTACCTCACCGGTTCTCCTGGCGCGGCGTGGACCTTGGGCGGCTTCACCGGGGCCAAGAACGACGGACGCATCCTCAAGGTGTTCAATCAAACCGGATTCGACGTGACGATCTTCAACGAGAGCGGCACGGCCCCGACCGCTTCAGATCGCATCCTGACCTACGCCGGCGCTGGCGGTGTGACGAACGTCCTCGTCACCGGCAATGGCTACATGGAGTTCAGCTACTCCACCGCCGTCAATCGCTGGCTGCTTGTCGCGCCCTCCGTGGACGTCACCGCCGTGGCCACCAACTCCGTCGCCAACGTGGACGGCTCCGCGACGAACCTCAACACCTACGCCAGCGCGGGCAATAAAGTGCCCCTCACCGTCAACGGCTTCATCGGCGCTGGCACGAACCATTTCCAGGTCCTCAACTCCAACGGCGTCCCGGTCCTGAGCGTGCGCAGCAACGGAACCACCGTCCACAGCAACATCACGATCACTCCATTCGGCCCCGAGATCGGCGTGCCTCATCGGCTCGTCACCTTCACCAACGAAGTGACAGTGACCAACACCACCAGCGAGACCTCTCTCATTTCCGGCGTCGGCTGGGGCACTTACACCATCCCGGCCAACTACCTCTCGCCAGCCATGACGGTGCAGTTCAAATTCTGGGGCAAGCTCAACACCGATGGTGCCGTGCCCAACCACGTCCTCTCCCTCAAACTCGGAAGCACCGTCATCGCCACAAACCTCGGCACATTCACCGTCAACCTAAGCAACGATTCCTGGCAGTTCGATGGTGCGTTTACCTGCCGGCTCACCGGCGCCAGCGGTTCTGTCAAAGCGCAGGGTCAATTCGCCACCAGCGCCGCCCTCGGCGGGCTCTCCACCAGCCGCACCTTGAAAATGGGCATCACGTATGACGCCGTGACCATCGACACGACCGCGGCGCAGACCATCGACTTCACGCTCGCCCCAGGCGACGCCCAGACCGGCATAACCACGACCGGCGGATTCATCATGGTCATACCCTGACGGTCGTGTGGGCCGCCCTACTGATCTACCCAGTGGAGTTCCGCGTGACGGAACTTGCCGGCGGAATGGTGGCCCATGACGGGCTCGATATCGGGAAATTCAGTCCCAACTGTCCGCGATCGATGAATGCGCGCATTTCGCGGCGGGCGGCCAGGATGTCCGCGAGAGGCGTTCTCCAAGGCAGGGCAACCGTCGCGATGCCATCTTTTCCGGGAGCAGTTATTGCGTTGTGAACGTCGGGTAGTGGCTCAGTTTGAAATTCCGGCTGGCAAACTTGTGACCGCAATATCTTGCAATGTAACTGGAAGGTGGAAGTCTCCTCGCACGTTCCGATACCCTCGGGGCCATGAGCGGGCCGCGTGATAGTCTGCTAAGATTATCAATCACGCGGCCCGTTTTATTTGATCGCGCTGGCGTTACGGCCCGCGGGAAAAGTGGCTATTATCGGCGCGCCCTTTCATAAACCTATTACAATCATAGAATCTGGATGGGATGATTTGTAATTGACTTGCTAACAGGCAATACCGATGATGTTCACACAAGACCGTTACGCCCGTAGGCGGGCAACTATCTGCCCCGCCGTGGCCTTGTGCCACGCGGGGCTTTTTACTGAATGAAAAAGAAGGTTGCTCTCCTCATAGATGGCGAATGGTTCAGGCGGCGACCTTGTTAGGAGAATTATCCCCGTCGTTTGATTTCCCTGAATTTCAAACTGAGCCACTACCGAACGTCGCGCAGGGCTTGGCTTACTTCCCTCTCGCGTAACTTGCCCTCTTCTTCTTCTTTCTGATCTAGGGGCGCATCGAGTTCCGCGGCGCGTAACTTGGCCGCGTCCGGGCTATTGGTTATTTGGAAAAGATCGGGCTGGTCGACAGCAGGGTTCCCTTTTGTGGAACTCGGCGGACCATGCCGCACCTATTCACGGCGTTCGGACGCGGGAAATCGTCGGCCAGCCTGCCCCGTTGCGCGTATAGGCCCACCATCAAAAAGAAATCTATTCGAGCAGGGGCGGCGGCGTAGAGCTTCGCTTCTTCGAGGTTTTTTCGTGAGAGCGGCCCAAAACAAAAAAACGCGCAGTTCGCGACTGTTCGCGACTCTGGACGAGGTAAATCGACGGTCAGCCTGGTGCCGCTGCGTTCGTAGCCGTTTGATACTCAAGCAAGGGGTGGGGTGACCGACGGGACTCGAACCCGGTAGCTGGGCCGCCTTTTCCTAAGCTCTGCGCGCGGCGCCGCTGGTTCGCGACTGATTCGCGACCGCGGAGGCGTCCGCCAAGAGCCTAAATTCCGGCTGGTGCAACTCGCAGGCCTCCGGCCCCAGGGCAAACCACGCCTCGGCATCCTGATACTTCGCCGTGCGATTCACGTAATGCACACGCGCCATCGTCGCAGAGTTTCCGGCCTGGCGGGCCACGTCCTCGAGGCTCACGCCGATCGCCTTCGCGTGCGAGCTCGCCGAGCGCCGCAGGACGTTATGCAGCCACGGCAGCCCGGCGCTGGCAGCCACGCGCCGGAGAAACTTGTGCATGTCCATGTACGGCGCGATGCGCTCGCGCAACCCGGCTCCCTTGGGACCGAACCGCGTCAGCCAGCGCCGGCAATTCTCCGGCAAAGCCACCACGCGCGGCCGCGGCTTTGACCTGCGTCCTTTGGCAATCTCCCCGCTGATTTCAATGAACCCGTGCTCCAGGTCCACGGCCGGCCATTCCAGCCGCTTCAACTCGGCGGCGCGGACCGCGGCGAACGCGCCGATCACCAGGTAAGGAATCAGCCGGCGATGCCGGTCCGTTTTGTCCGCCTCGCGTAAAAGCCGCTTCAACTCCTCCGCGCGCCAAATGTCCCGCATCTTCACGGCCACCACCGGCTTTTTCAGACCCTCCGCGGCGGCGCTCGCTTCACGTGACACCAACCCTTCGCTGGCGGCCCATTTGAAAAAGCCGACCAACGCCGTGCGGTAATTCACCAGCGTTTTATTCTCCAACGCACGACCCTCGACGCGCCGCGCCTTCAGCCAGGCCCAAATCTCCGCCGGGGCCCAATCACACACCGGTCCAGGGAAGGCATCCGCCACACGCACCAGGCGATCCTCCAGATCCGTCCCGTGTGGGATGCCGATGGAATCCAGCCGGCGCTTGTCATCGAGGAACCGCACGATCGCGGCGGCGCCATCCACGCGCTGCAACCGGCTCGAGTAACGCGCCACCGCATCCGCCCAGGCCCGCTCCTCGAACCCGCGCAACTCCGACAACCCCGGCAGCCGGTCATGCGCGCGAAAGAACGCCTCCGTGCCACCGCGCAAACGCCGCAGCCCCTCCTCGGCATCGATGCCGAGTTTCGACAACGCCAGGCGCCACGCACGCCAGGCCAGCACCTCATGCTCGGGCAACACTGCCTCGTTGCCCCTCCGTTCATGCAACTCCTTCGCCTTCGCTTTGGCCCAGCTCCTGGCCTCCTCTTCGTTGGGGAACTCCTTGCGAAAAACTTTCGACACCACGCCCAGCCGGATCTGTCGCGGCGCGCCCTGCCAGCGCACCTGCCATTTTTGGTAAACCCGCCCCTTTTTGGAATACGCCCAACTAAACACCGGCAACTGCACATTGCCGTGCGACACGGGCCGATGCTTCACGGCTTAATCCTCAGCACCGGCGGCGCGTTGGACGCTCCCCGATCGTACGCCACCGCATTGATGACACCCTCCCCGATGCGAAACGCCATCGACGTGTCCAGCCGATAGACCAGCATCTCGACGCCGAAGCTCCGTTCGCCGGGCCAATTGCGGACCGCCACCCATTGCCGTGGTCCGTAGCGCGAGATGGCTGGCTGCGACCAAATCGCCCAGCCATTCGTGCGATATTCAGGTCCGCCGCGAATCACCATCCACTGCGCCAACGCCTCCGGACGCCGATGAAATCTTTGCACCTCCGGCGTCAGCGCCATCCAGCTCAGCAACGGCGTCAAATCATAACGCTTGCCGCTCACGTAGCGCACCAGCGGCGCGTGCATCTCCTTCAAATACCCCAACCGCATCTCTGCCGGATCGGTCGGCGCCCCCGCGCTCGCGCAGACCACGACCAGCACCGCCCAAAATGCCAGGGCCTCACCACTCCTCGATGAGCCCGCGGTAAAGGAACCCCTTCCACGGCCGGCCCAGCACCATGACCCAGCGCCACGAACCATCCGCGTGCAACAACCGGCAACTCCCCAGCAGCTCCGCCCCCCTGGGGAAAGTCCAAATCGCCAGGCGCACTGCGCCATCGATGTCCTCCGGATGAATGCGGTCCACCCACTGATGAAACGCCACCCCGCGGAAATCACTCCCCAACCAACGGAGCAACGCGCCATTGGCGCACAACAGGCGACCCTCCGTGTCCGCCGTCCAGATGAGCTCGACGGCCATGCCCTAAGATAACTCATCGCTCACCCTCCGGCTTCGAGGGCGGGAACTTCCGCCGCATGTTTTCCGCCTTCTTTTTCTGCTCCGCCGGCGACCTTGGCACACCAGGCTTGCGAGTTTTCACATCCGCCCCTTTCTCAGAATCGCCACGCTCCGCCGCCTGCCCGAACTCCTGCGGCACATGCTCCCCGTACCTGGACTCGCGCAGATCGTCCCGGATCAAATGCGCCACGTAAGCCGAGAACGTCCGGTACTGCGTGCCCTTACCCCAACGCCGCAACGTCGCCGCGTATAACTCGGGCTCCAGGCTGATCGTTTTGGTCGTATTGTCTCCAGTCGGGTTCGTGGGCACCCCGCGATGGTCCTGAAAAACCAAAACAAAAGCGAGCGTAAAATAAGAAAACTTGTTGACACTTGTTAAGTCTTATGAAGACTTGACGATATGCCTAAAGTGAAACGGACGCCTCCCGAAAAGCCCAAAGCCGAAAACGTCACCAAAACCATCAGCCTCCCCGGCGACCTGGCCGGCGAAGCCGACCGCAAAGTGGCCCTCGACCCCGAACTGGACTTCTCGAAATACGTTCGTGGATTGATCCGGCGCGACCTCGCCGCCGACGACGAGAAAGCCGCCTGACCAACCAACCCCTATGATCACCACCCCTGAAGAATGGGCCATGCTCACCGACGCTCAACGCTACGAATTGCTCGTCGCCACCCAGATCGACCGCGACAACCTGCGCCTCCACGTCGCCGTGCTCAACGAACGCGCGGCCCGTGAGAAGGAGCCCGACCAATCCAAAGCCGCCTAAGCCGGCGAGAACTTTTCCAAAGCCAAAATGCACACGCGCCCACAGCGCCGCTCCCGTCCGCCCCGAACCGGCTGCCCGGCCCCGCGGGGAGCGACCCCGCAGGACGAATTCGGTCTGGTCCTCCGCCCCGAGCTCACCCTCCCCCAGCGCGCGCAACGCGCCTTCAACCTGTTCGGCTTCGGTCACGTGCTTCCCGCCACCAGTGAAGGCCGGGGCCACGGACGCACCCCCTACTTTTACCGGCTGATGGCCATCCGGTTCGCCCAGGATGCGCGGCATCCGCTCACCCGCTATCTGGCCAAAGGCGGGGAAAACGTGTTTGAACAACTCGCCCGCAGTTACCTCGCCACCTATCGCAAGATGAAAGGACTCTGAAATGGCCACCTACGAAAAAGCCCCGCGTGAATTTGTCGATTTCGCCAACGCCATCCTCTGCGAATTCGACACCCACAAGCGCCTCCTCGATGCCAAGGTCCGCGTTGATTACGTCTTCGCCCGCGCCAGCCTGGACAAATGGGGCGAGCCCAAAGGCCCGGCCATCATGCACCACGGCGTCCGCGCACTCGGCTACGCGCGCATCATCGGGCTCAAAGACCGCGCCATGGGCCGGGGCGATGCTGAGATCGTCATCGATGGCGATTGGTGGCTGAAAGCCAAACTGCCCGAGCAGAAAGCCCTGCTCGACCACGAGCTGCACCACATCAGCGTCCGCGAGACCGAAGCCCACATCATCAAACGCGACGATCTGGATCGGCCCCTCCTGCAACTGCGCCCGCACGATTTCGAGTTCGGTCAATTCTACTGGCCGGACCTGTGCAAGAAATGAACCTCCAACTTGCCGACCTCCAATCCCGTTACGGGCTCACCCGTCGGCGGGCCCGCAAGCTCATGCAACTCGTCGGCGCCTTCGCCACGGACGACCACAAAACGGCGGGCGACTTCCTCACCACCGACAAGATCCTCGAGCTGGCCCTGCTCGACGATTGGCTGGCGCGCAAGCAGAAGGAGCTCGCCGCCCGCCTCCGCACCGAACCCATGGAAAGCCTCACCCTCGAAATGGCGATGATCGCCCGTCTCGGCACCGCCGACCTCATCAAATCCTTCACCGACGACAAAGCCGCATGAAACTCACCGCCAAAAACGTAAGCACCGTCATTCTCATCCATACGCGCGCCGCGGGCTCCGATCCAATCGGCAATCGCAAATCATGAACCCACCCACTCCCTGCCTGTGTGGCGCGCCCAAGATGCGCGGCCAGATTGCCTGCCCGGCGCACTGGAAAGCCATGCCTCCCGAAGACCGTTGGCGCATCGCCTACCTGCCCCGCAAACAACAACAACCCGCCCTGCGCGAAACCCTCCAGCGCCTCGGCCTTTGGACCCCATCGCTTTCTCCCGTGCCGGTTGCTGTCACTCGGAAGGTGGCCGCAGCGCGCATCCCCGCGCCCGTGGTTGGACGGCCGGCCCGGGAGATCCAACCGCCATGAAAACCGCTTTCCCTTTATCCTGGCCGGATGGACGCCCGCGGACCCGCGGCGTCGATCGCCGTACGAACTACAACTTCAAGCAGACCTTCGCCGCCTCGCGGGATGGCTGCGCCCTGGAGATACGCCGGCTCGGCGGCGAGCAACTCATCATCTCCAGCAACGTGCCGCTCAAAACGGACGGCCTGCCCTTCGCCATGGATTGGGGCTCGAACCGCACCAAACAAGGCCAGCCCATCGGCGATCCGGGCGTGGCCGTGTATTTCTTCCGCAAGGGCAAGCAACTCTGTTTCGCCTGCGACCGCTGGGCTCACATCCAGGACAACATGCACGCCATCACCCTCACCATCGCGGACAAAACGCAGACGCACGATCAATGGCTGGTGCTGATGAAATTCGGGCTGCGCACTCTCCTGCAACACCAGGACGTGCTGCTGATGTGCCTCACCGATGAAGCACTCAAGGAAATGTCGCGGCAAGGCAATGGCTCGCTCCCCATGTCCGAGCTGATCGCCAAGATCATGCAGGAACTCGAACTGCGGTTCATCGCATGAGCGACACCACCAAAATCCAGTGGGCCACGCACACGGGCGGGCCGTATCTTGGATGCTACCCGGTGTCACCCGGCTGCGTGAATTGTTACGCATGGGCGCTGGCTGAATCCAGACTCGAACTCATTTTCCGCCGCGCCTACCAAGCGGCTGGTTTCAAAGATTGGAAAACGCGCCCCGTGTGGGGAAGAGAAGCGACCCGCGTTTTGTCGAAAGGCTTTTGGAAGGATGCGGTGAGCGTGAATCGGCACCATGCCAAGGCTGGCACGCGCGGGCGCTGGTTTCCTTCGATGATCGATTGGCTGGAGGACATGCCCGGCGGAATCATCGATCAGGATGGCAAGAAGCTTGATCCCGTGGCCGTGCTGGCCGATTTCCTAAAGCTCATCCACGACACCCCGAACCTCGATTGGCTCCTCCTCACCAAGCGCCCGGAGAACTGGTATGGTCGATTGTTCCAGGCAGAAAACGAAGTGAACGATGGGGCCGTAACGGACTGGCTGGAAACTTGGCTGGCTGATGGCGTGGCACCACACAACGTCTGGCTCGGCGTCTCCGTGGAAGACCAGCCGCGCGCCGATGAACGCATTCCGGAGCTGCTGAAGATTCCTGCCGCCGTCCGTTTCCTTTCCCTCGAGCCATTGCTGGGCCCCGTCGATTTGAGCCGGTGGACAACCCCGCCCCGTGCAATTGATCGAGAATTCTTGAAATCCTTTTGGGGCATCCTCGGCGGCGAGAGCGGCCCTGGCGCGCGCCCGTGTAACGTGGAATGGATTCGCGACCTCCTGCGCCAATGCCAGGCCGCTGGCGTCCCTTGTTTCGTGAAGCAGGTCGGAACCCGACCGTACTACGGCGACCCTGAGCGCGGGGCCCAGGAAGGATCACGGTTCGGAAAATGGATTGAACTTCGCCACCCCAAAGGCGGCGACCTCACCGAGTGGCCCGAGGACCTCCGCATCCGCCAATTCCCTCGACCCTCGACTCTCATCGACCCTCGCCCCTCTCCATGACCTTCCTTCTCTTCCTCCTCGTCGCCCTCGTCGCCTTCGCGCTGGGCGTCGCCATCATGAACAGCTTTTGGCGCCGGCGCGTGAGCCAGGTGGAACACGACGTCACCCAGCTCAAGCACGTCATCGATGGCCAGAGCCACGCCGCCAATGCGCTGCGCGCCGAGAACGCGCGCCTGCGCGTCGATAACCAGAACCTCCGCCGCACCTTCACCTTCGGCGCGATCTCCAAAGCCCATGAACTCCCAACCCCAAAATGAAATCGATCTCGGCCCCTGTTGCGTTTGCGAAGGACCGAACGCGCGGGTGATCCTGAACCTCCCCTTTGCCAGCCCCGGGGCCCGCGGCTGGGCCTGCTTCACCTGCGGCGTCGGCGCCGCGGACGGCGCCGCCAAAGGCGCCATTGCCGTGCTGTGCGAACCGTGCGCCGCACCCGTCGAGAGAGAAGGGCGAGACCCCGCCACCTTCCTGCGGTTCGTCTGCGATGGCGACGATTCCAAACACCGCGTTCCCCTTGCCGGCCTCAACCTCGCCCCGCGCTTCGGGCACGACATGGCGTTGCACCAGGAGACTTGGAAATGCGCCCGGTGCGGCTGCACGCAAGACACGCCCTGCGAACACTCGGATGGAGAAAGCTGCGCGTGGGTTCACGCCACGCTCTGCACCGCCTGTGCCTCCGCTGACGAATTGCAGGCCCTGGCAAAGGACTTTGAACGATTCGGCCGCGAACAAGAGCGCGCCATGCTGCGCTTCCTCTACGCGCGCACGCCCGCCGAAGTGAGCCGCATCATTGTGCCCGGATGAAAAACCCAAAAGCCCTAATGAACACACAAGCCCAAGCCCAGCCGCCCGCGCCCACCCCGCTCCCGCTCCCGCTCTCCCCAGCCGAGCTCAAACAATTTCTCGAGCGCATCCACCGGCAGATACAGGCGAACCGGGAAGCCATCGCGGAAGACGAACCGAACTGGACCGACCCGCGCCGCGAGCTCTGGCAACAACTGCTCGATTGCGAGTACTACGCGCTACAATCCATCGAGGCCATGGACGAACTGGCGGAGGGCGGCTACGTCTGCAACCGCTGCCGCGGCTCCGGCGAGATTGTCGCGCCGCCGGTGTATCCGCGCTTCCATCGCGCCACAGGCGTCTGCCCGGATTGCCACGGCGAAGGCAAAGTCGCCCTGCGCACATGAACTCCGCGGGCCACCTCATTGCCGCGGTCCTGGTGAAAGACCACGCGGCCCGAATGCACCTCCTCGATCGCCACTGGCGCATCCTGGTCAACGAACACCACTGGCACCGGTGCCATCCCACCGGCACGCAACTGCCCATGCGCGAGCACGCGCACAATCCCTGGCGCGAGCTCAACGCGATCATGACCCTCAACGGCGAGACGCCGCACGGGTTTGAAGACATGGTCTATGAGCAACTCCGCCAGGCCAGCCTCATCGAACCCGCCGCCCACTTTGCCGTCGCATGAGCTACCGCCGCGTTACCTGGCGCCGGGTTGATCGCAGCCTGCCCGATGACGAGCTCACCGTGCTGCTCGCCTTGGCGGACGGCGAAGTGTGGACCGGCTTCCGCGACGCCGGGCAGTGGCGCTACGTCTCCGCCGACCCCATTGACGCGGCCGTCACCCACTGGGCCGAATTCCCGCTGCCCCCGCGGAAGAAAAAAACTCCATCTGCGGTTAAAAAAGGAACCCATGCCTGAATTTGGAAAGCCCGAACTCCGCGCCCTGCTCGCGGCGTTCTCCTGTTGCAACGGACAATGGCAGGCGCCGCTCGATGCGGTGCTGGCCGCCTTCCGCCGTCCGGATGAAGGCCTGCGCGTGCTGCGCGGCCTCCACCCGGGTTTCCTCCAATTCGACGAAGCTGCCCGCACCCTCATGCTCATGCGCGGGCGCATTGCCGAAACCCTCGGGCTGCCTCCGTTGGAGAGGCAGCCCGCCTTGTTCCCGAAGGATGAATTTGCCTCCGCCATGGCGGAAGCAGATTCTCCGGACCCACCCGCGCGCGCGGCACTCCCGCGCGCGCACCATGGTCATGTCATGCTTCATGATCATGATCCGGATCATGCCTTAAACATGGATCATGATCGAAATGCGCGTGGGAGCCGCGCCAACCAGTTGCTCGTCGAGCATATCTTTCCCGGCCTGCGGGAGGATTACCGCCAGGCCTGGACCCGGCGTGTGGCCGAGAACGCGCGGCTGGTCGAACTGAGCATCGAGGAGGCGCTCATGCCCCGGGCCCGCAACGGCGTGATGGCGCCGGCCCGCAACCTGGTCGCCTACGCGAACCGTTTTTACCTCGACCACATCCGCAAGGCGGGGCCGCGCCGCACCACCGTATGACAAACGCACCACAAAGACCGGTGCTGCGCTATCACGGTGGCAAATGGCTGCTGGCACCGTGGATCATCAGCCACTTTCCTGAACATCGGATTTATGTCGAACCGTTCGGCGGCGCTGCCAGCGTGCTGATGCAAAAGCCGCGTTGTTACTCGGAGGTTTACAATGAGCGGAGCGGCGAGGTGGTGAACCTGTTTCGCGTATTGCGAGAGCGGGGCCACGAACTGCGTGAGGCCCTGATGACGACGCCATTTGCCCGTGACGAATATCGATGCAGCTTTGAGCCGTGCACCGACGAGTTGGAGTCGGCGCGCCGACTCGTAGTCCGCAGCTTTCAAGGGTTTGGTTCCAACAGCAATCGGCGCGAGGTGCGTTCTGGGTTTCGCAACAACGCAAACAGATCAGGGACGACACCAGCGCACGACTGGGAGCATTTGCCGCACTGCATGGACGCGATGATTGATCGTCTTCGAGGGGTGGTGATTGAGAACAAGGACGCCATGGACCTAATGCAGCAAATGGATAGAAACGACGTCCTGCACTACTGCGATCCACCGTATCCGCACAGCACCAGAATGGAGTCGAGCGCAACCAAGGGTTACGACCACGAGATGTCGGATGACGATCACCGGCGCATGGCCAAGGTACTCAATGCGCTCAACGGCAGCGTGGTTTTGAGTGGGTATCCATGTGTGCTTTACGACGAGGAATTATTCCCGCACTGGCACCGCTTATCTCGCCGGGCACTAGCAGACGGCGCTCGCGAACGGACGGAGTGCCTGTGGTTGAACCCGCGGGCAGTCGATGCGAATCGGAGGCTTCTATGAGACCGACTCCATGACAAACGAAATCTATCAAGTGACGCAGGACCAACTGGTCATCGGCGCCAGGTATTTGTCGGCGCTGGACATGGACGGCTTCCGGGCGCGCATCTCCAGGAGCGAGGCGATTGCGCCCATCGTGGACCCCACCCTTTATCGCCAGGCGCACCGGCGTTTGGAAGCGATCAACAATCTGGCCGCGGCCGCGCAATCCGTTCAGGCCGCCCTGCGCGCGCTCAACGCAGTGGTGTCTTCGGAGGACTCATGAGCGACCTACCCGACATTGAGTGTCCGCGTTGCCATCGGATCAACTTCGGTTGGCAGCCGCGGGTGAGCTGCGAGAAATGCCACTGGACGATTCGCCCATCGCCGGTCGCGACGCCCTTCGGCTTCGATGTTCTCATCGAGCAACGCACCATGAATCTCATCTCCGGCGAGCCCATGGTCCGACACTACAAAGGCAATGAGACGACCGCACGCCGGCGCGCGAGGACTTTCGGGCGCGTCGTCGCCGTCGTGCCGTTGAGCAAGGAACAATGGATCGCCGCCTACGGCGATCCTGACGTGCGCGATTGATCTCCGTTCCGCCCCCGAATTGACTTATTTTCCGGCGGTTGTGACTCACACCCACGGCGCCGGACCATCAGTGCCGCTCGAATGGAACAACGGGCAACCCGTCCCAATTGCCATCCAGCATTTTGATTTCGAGGCGCTCGATTCCCCCGAGGACATCGCCAAAGAACTCCTCTCCGCCGGCCACAGCCTGGCCGAGGCCCTCGAGGAACGCGCCATCGCCCTCCTCAAGTTCGGCACCGCCGCCCAGCTCACCCGGCTCATGCCCCGCCTCCAGGCCCAGTTCCGCGATGCCATCGTGGCCGACACCCTCTCTTACCTGGCCTCCAGTGATAACGCCAAGCTCGACGTCCAGTTGCTTTCCGTGGCCATCGACCTCAGCCACATGCAAGGCGCCAAAGTGCCCGACGTCTGCCGCGCCTTCGGGATCCGCAAACAAGCCGGCTACCAGCGCCTCGAGCGACTCCTCGCCGCCCACGGGCTCACCCATCTGCGCACCGATCGGCGCTCGCCGGAAGCACGCGCCAGGATGCGCCGCCGCAACTATCGGCACCGTGAGAGTGGTCGAGAGCCGAAGGTCGAGAGACGAGAGCCCGAGCCATCGACCATCGACCCTCGGCCCTCGACAGCCGCATGAACGCCCTCTCCCTTCCGCATTACGATTTCACCGCCGCGCCGGACAACCGGTTCGCGGCCATCACCCTGGAAGAATGGCGCGTCCTCTGGCGCGGCGTCGGCCAGTGGCGCCGGGCCGAGCAATGGCTCTACGGCGATCTCTTCAACGCCGGACGCCGGTTCGTGACCGTCAAACCCGGACAGGCGATGCTGGAAGACGATTGGGCGGAGGAAGTTTTGAAGCTCATTCCCCACGTGGGGATTGAAAGCAAGACCCTCGTCAACTGGGGCCACGTGGCCACCGCCTACCCGCCGGCGCGCCGTTGGAGCGGACTCTCCTGGGCGCATCACCGCGAAATAGTCCACCTGCCCCTGGGCGAACGGGCCGCCTGGCTCAAGAAAGCCGATTCCAATGGCTGGACGGTGGCCGACCTGCGCGAGCACGCCCTGGCCGCCGAGCGCCCGGAACCGGACGGCCCGCCCGCGCCGTGGTTTGTTCCGCGGCGCTGGGCCCTGGACGTGCGCCGCTGGTGCAAGGAAGCCTTCACTGCGCCCGTGCCGGACCCGGAATTCCTCGCCTCCTTCAAGCGCGACGTGGAATGCCGCGTGGCTCTGGGCCACGGGCACGAGCTGGTGGTCGAAGTCCGCAAAGCCGCGTGACGGAAGGTTTAGGGCCAGTCGCGCTGCGACGGCCCCCGCCCGCGCAGCAGCGGGCAGAACTAAAATGAAAAAGAAATCCACGGGAAGCCGGACTCCGGCCATCCATTGCCGGCACGACGGCACCAAACCCGCCGCGGAATTCCGGCCGCACCCCAAGAACTGGCACACCCATCCGCCGGGGCAGCTCAAGCTCTACGCGAAGATCATCCGCAGCACCGGCTGGCGCCGGGCCGTGGTGGTGAGCAAGCGCAGCGGGTTCATCACCAAAGGCCACGGCGCCGTCCTCGCCGCTCGCGCGCACGACCTGGGCCCAGTGCCCTTCGAGGTGCAGCCGTACAAGAGCGATGCCGAGGAACTCGCGGACCTCACCGCGGACAACAA